AAATACCTCGGGTTGTCTGACTGCTAGATCGTCGGCTGTTGGGGCAGGCGGCGGTGTCAAAATAAATATTGACGTGACGCTAATAAATAGCGATATTGCAAGTTTGCTGATGAGTGTCATAGTGACCTACTTTCTCGGTAGGTGACCAGCCTAAACAGGTTTTGTTGCCTCTGTCGGTGATACCCCGAAAACGGCTTGCCAGCGCTGTTTTGCGATGATCGGGTCATTGGCGACGTGCGGGTCAATCTCTATGTGATACCAGTCGCCCTGCTCGACACTCGGTAGCGGTTGCCATGTGCCTCGGTCGCATTTCCATGATCTTTGCATTGCGTAGTCAATCACAAGTTGTATGCCTAAATGGTCTGCGTTTTCTAAACACTTAACAATAAACGCAAGTGACGTTTTGCGGCCGTCTGCTTTGCCAAGTTTTTTTTGGTTTAGCCAACGGTAAGACAAGTCCATTGCCAGCCCTCGAGCATGATTGCTGATCGTGCCGGGTCTGTTGCGTACGTCGCGTACTACCCATGTGCCGTTATTCCACAACGCGCCGTCGCTGTGTTTGCACGCAAGTCGAGCCCACTCTGCAGTCCCAGCCAACGCAGACTTTACGACTGGCTGTTGTGTAACTATGTACGCCCTATTCGGCATCAGTTTTTGACTTTGTTTTTATGCCGTTTGACGCAACAATGCCAGCCAATGTGCCTGACAAAAACGTGACAATAGTTGCCATAAGTGAAATAAATTCTTTGTCATTGGGCGATTGCTCGAGAGGCTGTGAGACGAATAGCAAGCCGAAACAAAATGACACAACAACTACAGCAAAAACAACTGCTAGTAGTACGCCTACGGTGACGACCATGCGTGCGTGTAGATCGCTTGGTGTGTATCTGTGTCGAGTCATGGTGTTATGCCGCATCGGTCAGGCACGTTGCAGTTATCTAACGTCATGTTTTTAACGCGTGATTTGACGGTGATTGTGTTGTCGCGTGTACTTTCGCAGGCGGTCAGCACAAGCAATATTGCCAAACTAGCCAAGTAGTGCGGCGGCTTCATCTGCTGTTAACCCAAGTTTGTCTAGCACGGCTTGACGGGCAGCCTGCTTCAATGCGACAGCATCAGCCTGCGCTACTGCTTCGGCGTGTGCTGCGTCAATCGCTGCGGCTTCATCTGCTGTTGCGTCACGCACTAAATCGTCTATCTGTATTTTGTATGTCATATAGTCCTAACTGTTTGCGTAACCGTAAACACGAATAGTGCCGCCTGTTAATGTGCCAGATGCTGGAGTAAGGGTAAAAGCCGTGTAACTAGTTGCATCATCTAAAAAGCCATTACTAAGAAAAACTTCGCCGTTTGTAATCGTGTTTAAAGCTCTTGAATACATAACTGTTCGCTTTGTTAAAAATGGGTTTTGCAATTCCATATCCATTGTCAAACAATTAGTAGTAATTAAACTTGAACCGTTCCAATCCGATTGGTTAGTTGCACCAGAACCCGAAACTGTATTTGCTGAAAATGCGCCTTGAAAAGTAAATCTTGTATAACCTGTAGCAGTTGCACCTAATGTAAATTTCATATTTGTAGAAACAGACGAAAGACCGCCTGAAAGAATAATTTTGTAATTATCATAAGTCGCACTAAACGCACTAGAAACCGTAACGCTAGAAACCGTAGTGCCAATAGTCGTAGAACTAACGAGCACCAAACCGGGCGAAACACCTACCGACTGCCACGCTGCGCCGTCATAATATTGTGTTGTGTTAGTCGCTTCAATATATGCAAACTGACCTTCAGCGAGGGCTTTTTCACCCGCGCCATCAAACGCTGCATCGCGCGTAACTGTTGTAGCAAAAACAGGTATGCCTGTGTTAATTTGTGTTTGTTGTGCGGCCGTTAAAACTTGGCCGGCTGTAAATGCTGGTACTGCTGTTTGCGCGTTTGCACCCATAATTGCCTACTTTATCCTAGAACGTTGTCTGCGTTGATGATACCAAACGACGTGTCGTCAAGTATTAACTCGTAAACAACAATCGTTGGCGATGTGTAATAAGTGACGCTATGCCCAGCATTAACGCTGATCGTATGCTCAATGCCCTCAACTGCCAATTCTTGTGCTAACTCGGTAGTCGTCACGCCTGACGTAAAGGACTTCTCAATCGTGATCGTGTCGCCTACGTCAATTACGGCCACCGTGTCACGTTGCGCGCTAGTCAACAAAGCAAACGACGTAGCCAAAGACGTGTACCGTGCCTCGGGTTCAGGGTCAAGCAAATATAAAGCCAAGTCAAGCGCCGCCGAGTTGTTATGCAAAAGACTGTTAGTGATGCTGTAAGTCTGCACAAAATACTTTGCCTGACTACCAGCGTCGTCAGCGACTTGCGGATTGTTACTGCCAAGTATTTGCACGACTGCACGGTTAGTTACCTGATCGGCCTCAAAGGTAATGCCTACGCCGTTGTACGGAATGTTTGTGCCGTCGTCATGAAAGTCCGCTACCGACGGTGTGAGCGTTGTGCCTAGTCGAGCGTCAAACACTAGATCGCCGTCACGCGACATAAACAGGCGACCTTGCTCAGCCTCGTTTACGTCAGACAAATAGCCCAGCACGTTTGTGCCTTGCGCAACGGTAAACGCCGCTGCACCGCCAAGCGTCTGTGTACCTGTAGCAATGTCGCGCGTTAACGCTGGAAACGCAACCTCAGGCCGATCTAGTACCGCCGTGACTCGAGCGCTAGACAACTGCTCGCTGACGTTAAATTCGTCTAAATATGTTTGCGCTAACAGATAGAAATCGTCGGCACAAAACACGGTCACGGTGTCAAGACCGCCTAACGCAAAGTTGTAGTCATAGTTAACGATCACGCCGACAAACAAATATTCTTTGACGTTTAGCGAACTGTAACGCGATAGGCGCACTCGACGCATAGGTGCAAGACCCGGTTGCGCTTGCGGTGTGTCGTAGTACGGCGACTGCGTATCAAACGGGTTAAAAATACCTGACGTGTCAAGCATCGTAAACGACATAGTGCCAGCACTAAATTGGTCGCCCTGATCGCGTCGGCCGCGCCTGACCGTAACAATGTTTACGCCGTCAAGCACGCTCGCAAAATCTGTTGTACCGTCAAGCACATATTCGGTGTTGTCAAGTTTGCCAGCGGTTGCGTCGTCAAGCAAAAATGCGTCTTGAATAAACCCTGTGTCAATCTCTAGGTCATAGTTGCCACTAGCGACAACGGCTGTACCTGCCATTACGACGCGATCTGTAAGTCGAGTGGCCCGTTAGTGCGCTGGTAGGCCAGCAAACTGTTTAACACGCTTTGCCCAATCTCGGCGCTAGTTGACATACCGCCTGTCACGTTTATTGTTACGCCACCGCTACTACGCGCCGCAATGCGCTCAGCGTTGCCTGACGTAGTTAAAGCGCCTTGAATGGTTACCAAATCGTTAGGGCTACCAATACCGCCGCCGCCGCCGCCACCGCCACCGACTCGACTACCGCCACCGCCACCACCGCCGCCAATAATCGCTGGCACGGTAGGCATAGTTGGCGTAACAATTGGTTGCGGTGCAAAACGTAACGCAGGCGGCAAATTAGATGTCGGCGCAGGGTAACTAGTACTCGGCAAACTAGGAATATTTATTTTGTCAATTAAACCTAATTTGCCAGCCAACGCAAACACGTCGTACAACGGGCCAAGCACCAGTCGAATAACCGCGCCAAAACGACCCCAAGCATTTGACAATGCGTTTGTTTTTTGCTCTAAATAAACCATTGCTGACGATACGGCAATAATTGCAGCCGCCATTGCAACAAACGGATTTAACGCCAACACAAAATTTAACGCAATAATTGCTGTTGTTACCGCTGCAATCGTGCCTGCAACATAAAGAAATGCTTTAGGGTTTTTTTGCGCCCAATCAGCCAAGCGTTGCAAGTACGGCAAGACGGCTTGCAAAACAGGCAACAACGCCGCGCCGATACTTTCTTTAGTTTCATCTAAACTATTTTTTAATATCTTAAATTGACCTGCTGCAGTTTGTGCCGACGCTGCAGCCGCGCCGCCAAAATTGTCGCTTAACGCAAGCATCACCGTGTCAAGATCAGCGCCGTCTTTTATTAAACCTTTCATCTCAGGCGACAACGCCTGCAAACCTTTCATATTGCCTGCATACGCTTTGGCAAGCGCATCGCTAACTGTTACAAGATCTGTGCCAGTAGCAATTGAGATATCTTGTGCAAGACCTAACGCGCTAGTAGCCTCGCCAACATTTTTTGTACCGACCAATAGTGCGGCCATCGCAGGCCTTAAATCAGAATCTGCCGTACCAGTCGCCCTCGACATAGCCGCAATCATGTCCTCAGTCGCTGCAACAGTTGCGTCCGTAGCGCCAACAACATTTTGCATCGTGTTAGCCAAAATCGCTTGTTGCTGTTCGTCCTCGGCTGCCGCCTTTGCAGCCAAGCCAAGCGCACCGGCAACCGCCGTTAACGCCGCTGCCGCAGGTAACGCTGCCTTTTTAATTGCAAATTGTGCTTTCTCGCCAACAGTCTCAAGTTGCTTAAATTCTTTAATTGCTTTGTCAATGCCCTTACCGTCAAACTCGCTGACAATCGGAAT